CTCAAACCACATTTCTTGCGCAGAAGTCAGCAATTCACCGTTGCCAGTGCGTGTTGCCTCTGAAATCTTCTGTTTTGCAAACAAAATGCGGTTGTCTTGGTCTTCAATCGCTTTGTCAAGGCGGGCAAGGTCACTTCCGTGCGATTTGCGCTCCAAAACAGAGAGACGTTCGAGCAATTGCTGGTTCTGACGCTCTAAAAGGGTCAGTTTGACGTCTTTTTCGGTCGCAACCTGCTTGTGATACTCCTTGCGGGAGCGACGTTTTTGACGTTTTTGCTCACGAAGAGCCTCTGCGTCTGCGTCTACAGCACCGCCAGTGACCATTTCGCGCTGTCGGGCGCGTTCATCTGCTTCATCGGAGTCGTCTTCGGCTTGTACTTCAGGAGAAGGGATGCTATCTGGCAACTCAATGGTTGCAGAGCCGTCTTTTTCTTCCTGAATGACAATAACTTCTTGTTCTACTGCTTGATTTTCGGTACTCATATGAATGCCCTCACTTCAAGTGGATTACCTGTGATTTTTGCAATCACCTCGTGGTCGTTCAACACCATGAATTCGACGTTTTCGTCTTCTCCATGCGGAACTTGCCAACGGTCGCCAGTCCATTTTGGTACGCGCAGGAAATCTCCTAGTTCGCACCAAATACCCTCGACCCAAGGCTCCATCGTGTCGCGCTTTTTAAACGCTAATGGGCCAAGCGCAATCACTTTGGCAACGGGGTTTTGCGCCCGTTCGGTGTCGCGAGTTTCTTCAGGCAAAATAATCCCAGATTGAGTCATCCGTTTTTTGGCTTTGCGTAATTGAACCAATACACGCGCACCAAGGGGAATCGCACCGGGGTCTACAAGAGGAAAAGCATCCTCTAAATCAGCGGCATAACCCGCTACCGTGCTATCTGTCATCTTCATCTTCTTTCAAAAGGTAGTTAAGAATCTCAAGGGACTGTTCAAGTCCGAGGTTTTCTCCGACTAGGCGTTGATATGCATTGAAGTCGGCGGCATTTCCATGCGCCAACCCCTGTGCAATCTCTGCCTGACGCGCTTTTACAGCGCCAATAAAGTCGGAAATTAACTTCATGCGTTGGATTTGTCCACGCCCTTGGGTTGGGAGAAATTCCCGTGGTCGCTGTTAGCCTCTGGCATAGTCGCTTTTGATTCCTCTTTTAGTGATTCGCCTGTTACCCAAGCGCCAGCACCCATGCGGGTTTTCTGACGTACTTGCTCGGATTGATACTCTTTAGTTTCGTTTTCCATTTCATGCTCCTAAGTTGCGTTGTGTGGACTGGTTGAGTTGAATTGCAGTTTCTTCCTGCTCTTTGCGCAGTTTGACCTCGTCCACGGTCAACTCTGCGGTCTTGATACGCTCGGTAGTCAAGTTGTTCTCGGCGTTCATGGCAATCTTGGCATCCCTGTCCATAGCGTCTTTTTGCATTTGCATCTGGAGTTTCTGGGTATCGAATGCCAGCTTGGCTTGGTCTGCCGCAGTACGGCGCTGTGTCTCTGCCATAGACGCCTGCAACACAGCCTGAGCCTCGCCTTCCATTGGCGGTGCTGGTGGCTTGAACTGTTGCATGAGTTGACCCAACTGCTCAAGGGCTGGCAACACGCCTTGGAACACCTGTTGGGAGTCCAGACTGACGTGGTCGGAAGCCACAGCAATGGCGCGGTCGATTTCCTTGGCAATCTTGCTCTCTTCGTACTTGCCTAGCTTGACATCGCCTGCCGCCAGAACGTAGCCCTGCACCTGCTGGGTGTACCAGAGCATCATGTGTTGCTTGATGTGTTCCAAGACCTGCGGGATGAATTTGGGCGCGATGAGGCGGTTTGAGCCTAGTGCTGGGTCGAGCGCAAAAGTCAAGTGCGTCTGAATGTGTGCAAGGTGGTCTTGACGTGGATAAGCAAACGCTGGTCGGTTTAGTGCCATTGCACTGTTCTCGTCAGCCGCGTTTAACTCTGCTGGCTTGCCAGTGTTTGGCATCAGTTCGTTGACGTTTGGAATCTTGAGTTGCTTGAGCATACGGCTCACGACCGCACGCTGGTCAAAGATGGCAGGGAACTGCGCAGACAACTGCATGACTGACTGCATCTGGGCAACACGCTGTGTCTCAGAGAAAATATGCGGGTCAGACACAGGAACCACGTCGCTGTTGCGACGGAAGTCCTCGCGCTTGATAGGCAACTCGGCAACAATGTCACCCTTGCGTTGCTCGTCTAAGTGCCAGCGGTTGATACGTCCAAGGATGTGCAAGACACGGCGCTGGGCGTCGTGCAAACGTGCATGAATGGAGGAGAACACTACCGCGCCCTGCTCAATCAATGCCTGAGTCGTACCCACAGGCATATTGCTCTTGGCGTCTGCAATCTTCTCCTCAGCCGTGGTTACCACGCCCTTGGCTTCGGTTGTCAGCCAGCCCAGCAACTGGTACAGCACAGGGGAGGGCGGGTTAAATGGCATGGGCATCGCAATTTTGCGGATGTCATCCACACCAATACCGCCTTCAATCTCGGTCACCTGCGTGATTTCAATCTGGTCTGACTGGCCTGATACCTTTGCGCCCTTCAGCTTCAGCATGGTCAAAGAGTTGTTGACGTGCGCAGTGTCCAACAAAGCCCGTAATGACCCCGTAGCGGCGGCGGAAAGACCTCCGATGAGGTGAGGTAGCCCGATGGCATACGCGCCCCTCCAAGGGATGAATTTAAACTCTACAAGCCAGTCCAGTTTGGTGTAGGTTTCGTCGCCCTCTTCCCAGTTGCGGTACAAACCTAAAACCTTGCGGTCGAGTTCGTCAATCATTAGGATGTAAGGTGCGTTTTCGCCCTTGGTGCGCTCGTCGTCGTCAAGGTCAAGCCAAGTGTAGATGTGGTACACGCGGCGCAGGCCGTCTTCACCATCCTCAAATTGCTTGCCCTCAATCTTGGCGTTGGCCTTCTCGGCGGCAGTTTGCTCTGGCTCTGACGTGGTGCGGATGAAGTTGATGTCGCGGTACAGGCCACGGTCAATGCGTTGCTTGAACTCCCACTCGCTGATGTCCTGCTGTTCGGTCACTCGTTGCGAGGTGTAGAAGTTAGCGGATGCAAAAGGGAGCAGGATGTTGTCAATGGCAACGAATTCGGCGCAGGGTCGGCGCTTCTTGTCGTCGTACCACAGCTTCATAAACTGTGAACCACCCAACGGCAACTGGGTCAGCATTTGCTCCTGCTCGTCCCTAAATTCTTCAATCTGTTCGGTCAACTGCCAATTCATGTAGTCGCGCTTGCGCTCGGCGGTCTCGGTCTTCTCGTCCGTGACGTCGCCCAGAATCTTGGTTTTGGCAGGGCCATCAGGTGGGAACATCTCTTTGATGGCGCGAGAGGCAAAGTCTACGCACGCCTCAGCCATCATGGGATGCACGACCTTGGAGGCTCCGAGAAACTGAGCGCCACCCGGCGCATCGTCCCCCATGCCTGTCCTGCGCAAGCCCTCTTCGTACTGCTTGTCGCGCTTCTTGCGTGCTTGGCGGTCGTTGTCAATAAGGTCGATGTAGCGGGTAGCCATTGCCTCCAAGTCAGTAATGCTGATGACCTCTTCAGCCAAGTTGGCGTAGAAGTCTTCGTCCTCGGCAGGGCCTTTGAAGTCCTCTAGCTTGACGACAGCAGAGCCGTCTGGCAACTCCTCAACTTCGGGGTCTTCGCCGGGGAGCATATCCACCTCAGCGCCACCCTCTTCAGTCATTCGGATGCCCTCGATAAAACGGTCTTCGTCTGGGCCAATTGGGTAATCTGTTGCCATGCTTATCTCGCTCTAAGTTGTGTCAACCCACCACGTTTGCGGGGCTGTACTGGGGTTGGTTTGAACATGATGCCCATCGGCTTACTGGCGTTCGGGTTAATCATGCCCTCGTAGCCGTACTCTTTGACCAGACGCTCGTAGTCGTTGGCCTCTTGCAAGGGCGACGTAATGCCAGCGTTGACCTTGGCAGTGAAGGGCGTGCGATTGGACTCGCGGGCCAGCGCACGGAAAGACAAGGGGTCTTTGGTGATGTCGTACAAGTTCTGCGACTCGCCACGATAGCGGTTGACGCCAAGGCCAGACTCTGGGGCAATCGTGCCGGGTTCGCCAAGGTACACATACGAGCGGTCTTTGACGCCACCTGCAAAGTCACGCAAGCGTTCCGCCTCCGCGCCCTTGATGCCAGTGCCGTACCGCGTTGGGTCAAGCATCTGCAAATTAGGGTTGTGACTAAAGTGAGTCAAAACCGATTGGGTTTCGGTTCCCTTAGCGGGTCGGTTTGCGGCGCTCAAGTAATCAGGCAGTCCACCAGAAAATTTAGGGTCAATAAACTCAGGCGGCAATAAAACGGCCTTCTGGGGCGCAAATTGGAAGTTGTTGGCAAACTCTTGCCGCTTTGCGGCGCGAATCTCGTTGACCAAGTCCTTGTTGCCACGGCGCATGGCCTCGACTTCCAAGTCTTCTAGCTTGGCAATGTTGGTCTTTAGCTTCACGTTGAGCGGGCTGTAGTTTACAAGCGAGTTTTGACCACGGGTCTCCGAGGCCATAGCCAAACGAGCAAGAGGTGAGTACATCTGTTGGTGGACAGCGTAGGCAAGTTCTTCGCCCTTGGGGCCAAATTGGTTGCCGTAGATGGCGTGGCCTAGCAGGTCGTGGACAGCGCGGAACTTCTCGTTCTCGTTAAGGCCAGACGCCTTGTCCATGCGGTTGAGGAAGTCGTGTGGGTCGCCACCTTGGAAAACGTACAGGTGCTTGTTGCCATGCACGTCAGCCATCATCTCCTTGGAGCCGCCGAGGTAGTCGCCTTCGCCTGCGCGGTGGTACGAGAAGTTGTAAGGCAGTTGCTTGAACTGCTCGTCGGTTTCCTTGGCAAGTTGGCGGTAAGCCTTCTCCATCAGGTCGTCGTAGTTCTTGGCTCCTGCCTGCTCAAGCACGTCAGGCATTTGCTTGGCATAGGCATCAAACACCGATGACTTGTATTCAGGCGAACCCTCAACAGCAAGCTGGTGGGCGCGGCCTATGGCAGACTGCTTGGCAAGCGAACTCTCTGGGATGTCAGGCTTTGCAAAGTCAGTGCCTTGCGTTTCCTTGGTAAAGCGTTGTGCGATTTGTAAAGGCTGATTTGACGCTGGGTCAGCAATCAGTCTTGCCACCTCTTCATCCGAGATGCGGAACGGAACTTCGCTTCCAGCCTGTCCTGCGCTTCCTCCGACAGGGGCTTGGCTTTGTAGTTCATCCGCTTCTCGAAGTCCGCGACTCTTTGCTCCACTGACGTCAAGCGAGGTTGGGCTGACTCGATAGAACGGGCCTTCTTGTTTGGTTGCATACGTTGCTCCTTGTGGTGTCCCCGCAGGTGCGGTCATTGCCTCTGGTTGTAAGGGGTTTAGTTTACCAGAGTTTGCGCCTGAAAGTTTATCGTAGCCTTTAACAGCGCCTCTGCCTAATTTTGACGCGCCCACGCCAGTAAGGATGGCGGCAGGGATTTCGGTCAGTGGACTGAAACGTCCTTGGCTCATCAGGCCAGCGTCTTGCGCACGTTTAATCAGATGTTCAGAGCCGCCAATAGGCAAACCGTCAGCGGTCTTCAATAACTCGGACAGACTTCCAAACATTGGCACGCGCTCCTGCTTCTCACCAGCCTTTGGTGGCCCCTCTAACACAGAGCGGTATGCGGGTTTGGTCAACAACTTGTCAACGGTCACTGACTTCAATGGGTCAAGCACGAGGTCAACGCCGAGGTGAGCAAGGTCAGGCGCACCACCAGCAAGTTGTGCCGCCGCAATTTTGGCAAGTTGGGCGCGGGCGCGATGTGAATTCTTCAGGCGGTCATAGTCACTGGCAAGACTTTGTTTGGCCTCAGCAAACATTTCAGCCGCATTCTTTTTGATGTCGCTGTAACGCTTGGAATCAAAGAAGGACTCAGGTGCGTAGCCACTGCTCTCTTCAGGTGAGGCAATGCCTCCACCGTCAAAGCGTTGAGGCTCTTTGAATTGCAGGGTCTTAAACGCACCACCGCCCTCCGCGTATTGCTCTGTTGCGTATGACTCATCAGGCTTGAAACCACCAGAACCCCTCGCCGCGTCAATGTCTGCTTGGCTCACGCTGTAGAACTGCATGGCGTCTTGAATCTCTTCTTGAGTGCGAGGTTGCGCCAAATAGTTGTTGATATTTTGGTAATAGGTCTCAAGACCATCGCCACTCATCGCGGCGTTGTAGCCACCTGAGCGTACTGGCTCTGACTCAACCACGACCTGCGGAACATAAGCCTGCTCCTCTGGCGTATAAGCAACCTGCACATCTGGCGTGTAGTACGTCTCTGGAACGCTTGCCTGCGTGATTTGCGCAATCTCTTGAGGGATGTCGACTACGTTGTCAGTCTGCGTTACCTGCTTAGGTATGCCTGTCTCGCTCTGGTTGTTAGCGCCTTTGTAGGCATTTGCAAACTGGCTAAGATATGCCAGCTTTGCGTCGTCGCTGTTGAGGTGAAAGCCAGACTCATCCATCAAGTCTTTTTGGTTCAACATCCCTGACATTGCGTCGACTAGCGTCACGTTCGGATGCTTTGCCGCAATGTCGTTGTACAAGTCATCCATCTGCAAGGTTGTGCTGTTGATGGCCTCTTCATACGAGTTGGCCTCTGGCTGACCAGACAAAATGACGTTGACACCACTGTCGCCTAGTCTGGACACAATCTCATTCAGGTTCTTGCGGATGGTGTCTTTGTCAACGCCTTGGGCAATGTCGTTAGCGCCAATGTCCAGCACAACGGTTGAACCCTTCTGGAAGGTTCCGCCATCTCGCTCAAACGCATTCAACTGGTTCAGCACGTCCGAGGTCTTCTGACCACCGATGGCTGTGTTTGTTACGTCCTCTCCAAATAACTGCTTGGCAAGTCTGGTTTTCTCATCTCCAGCCATCCAGCTTGCGCCAGACAAGATAACGCCACCCAGTTCGTTTGGCTTTCTTGGTGCGCCTTGGTCAAGCACGGAGTAGTTTTGGATATTCTTTAGGGTGTCTTGCAGTGACTCGTTTTTGCTTGGTGGTCGTCCGCCATCAGCCATAAAGGCAATTTTCTTGAAGGCTCCACCACCACCAGCCATGCGTTGGGCCATAGCGGCGCTTAAACGGGCGTCAGCGGCCTTGATGTCTACCTTGCCACCCTTTGCCATACGTTGGCCCATTGCCGCCGCTAGGCGTGCGTCTGCCGCTTTAATGTCCACAGCGCCACCTTTCTTGTAACCCTCCTTTTGGAGGAACGTCAGGAAGTCCTCGTCCACAAACTGGGACGGCTCCGCTCTTGATAGGTCGTAGTAGTTGACTGGCGCGGGCCTGTCGTTCTTATCCTTGCGCCCTTCACGCGACTTGTAGAAGTCACGCATGGCCTTGTCAGGTGGCACGAGTTGGTACTTGATGCCAAGGTCGTTGCCAGTCACCTGCAAGGGGAATGCCTCGTTCAGGTCGGAGCGTTCAATAATCTTGCCGTCCAACACGAAAAAGCGATTGCCAACATCGTATGTGCCAGCGTCAATCAGGTCAGGGTCAGTCTCGCGCCTGAGAATGGAATCCATCTTGCCTGAGTCCCGCCAAGGCTCGTTGCCGTACTCGGACTTGTATGCCTTGCTTCGCATTGGGCCTTTGACGCCCTCACCTAACAGCACGTCACCGACGGCAGACCTGCGGCTGAAGGTGTTAGCCGTGCCTAGTGCGCTAGGGTCAGTTAGGTCGAAGGCATCGTCGAACAACAGCACGCCAGTCTTGTCGTCCTTTGCCGCCCTGATGCGGTCGTTCATCAGCTTGATTTGACCAGCAGGAACATTGCCTGCCTTCACCGCGTCTTGGAACTCCTTGATGGCGTCCTTCAGTACGACGGTGTTGCTCTTGTGTTGGTTGGGTGAGCCAACGAAGGTCGTCCAGATTGACTTCTCTGGGTCGTTCTGCTTTACCTTCTTGTCAGCGGTGTTCTTGTTGCCAAAGCCCCATACGGTGTTGGCCTTCTTGTGCGGGAGCGAGTAGTGTTGGAGGCCAGCGAACCCGACACCACCACGGTTAGAGCCAAACACCCTTGAGCGGTCAGTCTCTGTGAAGTTCAGGGTCTTACCCTCTGCACCCACGTTGCCTAGCGCCTCAGACATCCGCATGGATGGCGGCTTTAGTGGGTCAGCGTACTGAACGTCAGGCGCGTACTTCTGGGCCAGCTTCTCCTCGTCGGTCATCGTCAGGCGTTTGCTGGCCTTACCGAGTCCACCTAGTATTCTTTTTGGGTCTGCCATTCTTTACACCGCGTATGGGTTGACCCGCTCTTTGCGGGCATAAGCATAGTCATCATCGTCATCATAACGAAGGTCGGGATTGATGTCGAGGAAACCCATGTCTTTCAGTAACCGAATCGCTTGCGTTGCGCTATCGACGTAGTCATCATGAGCGGCGTCAGGGAAGGCGCATATCTGCGACAGGAAGCCTTCGGCCCAGTCCTTGACGTAGCCCTTGTGGACAGACGACTCAGGAAGCCAGACGCGCCCAGTGGCGAAGATGGAGGCGGTAATCTGCAACCGCGTCATCTTGTCTGCACCGCCGGGGTTCCACGCACGCACAGGCAAGTGCATTGCTTGCAACTCCTGCACCAGAGACAGACCCGACGCCTTGGCCTCCACGAGTATCAGGTCAGGGCGCTTGGCATCCTTTCCATCCCCGTAGGAGACGCGCCACTCGTCCAGCACCTTGGGCTTTAGCTTGGGGAACGTCAGATGCTCTGCCCAACAGTCGAGGAGCAGGACAGACATCGGCCCATCCTGTGGCTTGAACACGCCCCACGTTGTCATGGCGGTGGGGTCGTTGTAGGTCTTGTCAGTGTAGGCAGAGTCGTAAGACTGCACGATGAACTCGAACTTAGGGAAGGGCTTGTCCGCTGGGTACAGCTTGAACATATCGCGGCTGACCACCTTGCCGTCTTCGAGGTCGACAATTTTGCCCAACACCTCCTGCTCGTACAGCTTGGAACCCTTGTACTGCTCCAACTGGTTACGGAAGGTGCTGGCTAGGTTGGCCTCGTTCTCGTAGGTGCTGGCGCGGTCAATGATGACATCCTCACCCTCGCGCCCAACTAGGTCGAGTATCAAGTCCTTGGGGCGCGGTGTCGTGGTCACGATGACACGGGGCTGGTCACCCAAACGCAAGCCCATCATCATCATGTCCCACGCCTCACCCTCACCGAGATACTGGAAGGCGGCTAACTCGTCAGCCCAGCACCAGTGGAACTGGGGGCCACGCAAACGCTCGTAGGAGTCGCCAGAGATGCCACGGATGGAGGAACCATTGACCAGCGTTATCTCGTGGTCTTGCTTGTTGTACTTCGCTATCAACTCGGAAGGAATGTTCGCCAGCAGTCCTGACTTACCCTCAAAGCAGGTGAACTTGATGTCATTCGATGTGGGCGCGAGTACCAGTCCACGGGAGTTAGGGTGCGTCCAACACCACCACCAAAGGGCTTGGCTCCCTGCGTGGGACTTGCCTGCACCCCTGCCTGCAATCAGCGCCCAGACCGTCCAATCCTGCTCAAGCGGGGGCGGTATCTGGTACTTGTGTGCGCTGGCTACCCACTCAGCGTGGGCAATGTATGCAATGCGGTCATGCTCAGGCTTGGCGTTGAATTCCGCCTGCACCTCTGGGTCTTCAAGAAGTTCTGCAAGCATAAGTATTACTCAAGCACAAAAAAAGAGACGGGAAACCCCGTGTTTTTGGCAACCGATGTAATACTCAGCCAGCACGCTTAGTCATCTCCATGTTGCGGATGATGTCAAGGAACTTGTTGGCGTTGGTGTCCTCGGTCTTGATAGCGGCTCCGCCCTCCACGCCTTCGAGCGCCACGCGGTCACCGTACTTACGGGGCTTGAGTTTCATAGCCGTCCACTTACGCGCCTCTATACGGTTCTTCTGCCAAGCGATATACGTCTGGTCAAGGGAAGTGCGACCGTCTTTGTCGGTGTACTCAGGGGGCATCTCGTCAGCAATGTCGAGGATTTCATCGGCGTTGGTGTCGGCCTGCTCTTCGCGGGCGCGTGCGTATTGCTCCGCAAAGACAGGGTGGCGCAACAACCACTCGTAAACCGTACTCTGCGCAGGGAGCGCTCCTACTGTGTCTGCCTTCAGTATCTGTCTTAGACTCATCCCCTCACTGAGCATCATGCATATGAGGTCTGCTGTCTGTTGATTGAACTTTGTCGGGCGTCCTGTTGTTTTGGGCGCTACAGGCGTCTTTGCGGGCGTAGTGCTACCTTGGGCCTGCTTAGTGGCCTTCGGCGTCTTGGCGGGCCGTTTAATGGCCTTCTTGATGGTTTCTGGCATAACCCGTAATCCCCATGTGAATGAACGAATGACTACAGTGTATTCGATTCGCTTTCACTTCGCCAGTTCACGCTTTGGGCATAGGTATACCAATCAAGGCAAGCCACCTTGTCTCACCGACACCAGCGACACTCGGTCTGAAGGTGTTGTCGGCATCAGTTGTTAGACCAATAACCGACTCGGTTTTATTTCGCTTTCGATTCGTTACACAGCTTGGCAATGTATGCACTGGTGCTTTGCTTTGCGCAATCCTCTTCATCCAATGTGAAGTCAGGAACCCACATCATTAAAACGAGAATAGCAATGAACATTATACCAATCACCACCTTCTGAAGCAATGATTCTTCTTTCATTCTTCGCCCTCCTCTATGTCGTCCCATTGAGACTCGTCGTCTGCTTCAGTCTCGATGGCAGTATGTGCCGCCTCCCAGTCCCGTTGAATCTGGCGTTGGCGCTCTTCTTCTGCGCGTTGCTCTGGGGTGATGGCCTGAAACTGCTTGCGCAGTTCGGCCTCCATCTCGTTCATCAGGTCGCCCATGTTGTTCATTTCATCTCCTCTACAGTCACGCGGTACTTGCGACCGTTACGGTCTTCCACCTCGATGGTCTTCTTGGTGCTGGCAAAGCCGCCAGACTCGGTCAGGTCGTACTTAGGGCGGCTCACGCTGGACAACAGGCGCTCGGTGTCGTTGGCCTTGAGGTTGCCGACGATGGTGTGCGCAATGTAGTCGCAGTAGACAACGTAGGACTTTGGCAGGTTGTCAAAGAACTGGTTGACGATGGTGTTCATGGTGTCAAAGTGTGTCATATCGATTCGCTTTCGGTTGGTTAAAGATTTGGTTAAGCAAGTAATGAAGCCAGATGCTCTGGGGAGCCTTCGCGGTATACGCCACCGACGAATGCGTAGTAGGTCACGCCCTTAGCGCTCATCAACACACCCACTGCTGGGTGCAGGTCTGTGCGTGGTGTGAACTTAGCGCGGCGGGCATCTTCTTTGGCCCAACGCACGGCCTCTGCATCGCGCTCATTGCGCTTTTGGGCCATCACGTCTGAGAGGTATCTAAGTGCTGTCATTTCGCTATTCCTTCTGTGTTACCTGACTATGCTGAATTGCTGTGTCAGTGGTGTAATTGTAGATTAAACAAAGGGGCTGTCAACCCCCTTGTGAAAATATTTTTGTTAGGACTTACCCTTAGAAACCATAGTTCTCTGCGCAGATGGGGCCAATGCCACGGGCAACGCTATCGCTGTCAGTCAATTGACGACCGCAGACAGAGCAAGCGCCAAATTTCATGCCGTAGGCTACAGCGGCCTGCTTGGGGTCGCTAGAGACCGCTACGATGCGTTCTGCGGCCTCTGCGGTGCAGTCGCGTGATGTGAACAGGCGACCACCCATAACCTTACCCAAGTACAAACCGTCTTCTTTGTTTTTGATGTAGATAGCGCCAGCATTGTTGCTGTTCTCACCAGCAGGGCTAAACACAAATGTGTCAAGGCGCAACTTAGGGCGCTTCACGCCAGCTTGCTTGGCGGTATTGAATGCCACTTCGATGGCCTCGACGGTAACTACTGGGGCTGACTGAGCGCGTGCGGCTTGCTCTGTAGCACGAGCGGCTTGGCGCTCTGCATCCTGCACAGTCAATCGCTGGACGGTAGACATCTGGCGCTCTGTGAGGTGACCGTATTTGTTGAGGGCATCCAACATGGACTTGGCAAACTCAAAACGTGGTGCGCTGGACTCCATCCATGCGGCCTCGGCTGGGTTGGCATCTTTCCACTCTTGGGCCTTGGCGGCTTGCGCGTCAACCTTAGCAACAGCACGGAGTTGCGCGTTGGCCTTGGCCTTAGCGCGTGTAGCTGGGCTGGTCTTGAAAGACATCTTGCCTTTGCCCTTGCAAGCAAAGCATTCGCCTGAGCGAACGTGGATGTAACCAAAGGTGAAGCGACCAGTGCCGTTGCACTTGGGGCAAGCCTGCTCGAAGTAAGTCACTTCATTGGCAGAAGACTTAGCTGGTGCGCCGAAGTCCAAGTCGTCAGCCATGTCGCTGAAGGGGTTTGATGCTGTGTTCATATTCGCTCCTAATTCGCTGTTACCTGCTTATTGCAGTGATGCTAGTATAACCTTAAATTAAACAATGCAACAAGTATTTGAAAATATTTTCTAGGTACTTTCCCTAGCCCTCAAGATGCTCGGCAATCTCAGATTCAATGCGGCTGGAATCCTTGCTGGTCAGCTTGCGCTCCAACCAAGGGGCTGGGCGTCCACGGCGGTCACACACCACCCACTCGCTGTAACCGTAGTAATCCATGTCGGAGTCGCACCACTTGTTGTAGCTACCGCGCTGGTACTCTTCCACGCCAATGATGCAGGGAATGCCTGCTACGCGGGTTTCAATTTCTGCTATGAATGACATTTCGCTTTCCTTTCGCTTTTGAGCGAGGGCCGAAGCCCCCTTCTGATTTAGCCGATTAACAGGGCCACGTCTTTGACGTCTTCCATGTTTGCCAGACGACCGTAGTTGCTGATGCTGTACTCAATCTGGGCAATTGTCGGCACGCCCAACAAAGAGTAGTCCACGCCTTGAATGCACTGGTTTGTGCCTTCGTACCAAGTCAAGGTGACCATGAAGCCTTCGACGCTTTCAACGGTGCGCACTTGGGCTTCTGGGTTGTCGCTGGTAACCACGAGTTGACCTACGCGGATGTCTTTGAGTTTGATTGCTTTTTTCATTTCGCTTTTCTTTCGCTGTTATCGACTATGCGGTATTGCTGTGTCGATGTTGTAAGTATAACCACAAGTTAAACGATGTCAACAACTTTCTCAAATTATTTTCTAGGTACTTTCCCTAACCCACAAATTCATGGCTATAACACAGGCGCTCGGCATGAGACAGCCTGTAGTTTTGATTTGTCCAACTCTTTTGGCTTTTGGCGTCGCCCCTTACCTTTTGGTTTTTACTGGTCGGCTTCCACAATGGCGAGTTATTGCGATACTCGCCCAAACGCGGGGACGATGATTTGCTGAAGTACCTACCCCCTTCTGCCCTCACCATAAGCCCCATAGCGTCTGAAATGCGTACACCCAAGCCCAACCCTTGGAACTCAGGCAACACGACCGTCCTATGGCCTCTCCATGCGTTCTTGAGGGTTCCGCTGGGCATCGGTATCACAGCGGCAAATCCAATTGCCGTTCCTTCCCATTCGACGACCCAACATCGCGCAGAACGATTGATGTTTGCTGTGAGATAGTGATGCTTGCTAAATAGCGACCATGCCCCAACGGTAGACGGTATGAGTTCCAACTTAATAGTTGGTCGCCTTTCCACCCCCCTTGTTGACAGCACGCCAACCGTTGTGTCGAACACCCAATCTGGTTGCAACCACTCGACGATGTCGTAGTGGCAGGTGGCGAACACGATGTTCTTGAGGCCAGCCTTTCGGATGTACCGCGCTGTGGCGTATGAACATGACTTAGCCACGTTGCGGTCAACCACTGAAGTGAACTCGTCAATCACCGCGCCATCTACTAATCGACGCGAAAGGTCTGCGCGAAAGCGTTCGCCAGTAGACAGCACATGATAGGGCTTGACCCATACAGGCACAGAGTTCAAACCCACCGCACCCAATCGCGTCATAGCTACCTCTGCGCTACTAAAGTGGGAGCATATCGACTTGCTCGAATTCCACTCGACTTGTCTCTCTTGCCCAAACTGACCAAGCAGAGTGGACTTGCCCGAACCCGAAGGGCCAACAATCAAACCAATTTGAAAGTTAGACGGAGCATTCAGCGTTGGCACGTCAAACGTGCTACTACCGTCAAACTCAAAATCAAATGCCTTTGCGCATTCAATTGTGATTTCGTCTAACTCAACAGTTGATTTAAGTTGCATCAGGCTTGCCCTCCATCTTGAGGTGGGCCAGCAACTCCTTCACCGCAAACACGTCAGTGGGGTACACGTTGATGTATCGCTCAATCTCGTTCAAAACGTAGCCATAGCCCGCGTCGAAGCCTTTGATGTAGTCAGACATCACCGCCTCGCTTTGAGGGCGTCTACAGCCCTCGTGGGCCTTTGTAAAGGCATCCATCTTGCCCAAGATAGCGTCGATGGGTGCAGGCATCTTGATGGCCTCGCTGAAGCCGCAATGCTGACACTCCATGCGCTGGGTCTTTGAGTTGTGGACGATGTGGTCGGTGTTCATGCTGTCTCCCTTGCTTCTTTGCGACCGCGCTCAACAAAGTATCGAGCGTCAGTCTGGTCTGTGATGTGTTCTTCCTGAAGCATCTTGCGGATGCCTTCCGCTACGGCCCGCGCCTTATCGGCGCTGGTGGCCTTCTCGTAACGGTAGCCTGCGTTGATGTAGTCTGCTTGTGCGTGTTTCATGCGGCCTCCTCGACCTGTGGCAAACGCAATTCCCAGCATCGTCCGTACCCTGCCACCTTGCGTGAGGCCGCGTTGCGAATCTGGTCAATGACATCTTTAGCACCAGAACTTTTCCAACCGTCGTACTCGCAAGCCTGATAGTCGAAACAATCGCAACCAGAAACAATGTCAATAGCCTCAAGATGCGCCACCGATACAGTCTTAGGCAAGAAGTCCTCTGGCTGGTCACCGTAACGGGCATACATACTTGCGTTGTTGGCGTCCCGCAAAACCGCGCCCACGCGCCAGTAGTCTTCGGACTGGGTCAAGTCAAATCGGACATCGCCCACCCGCACGATGGGATTGTGCTTACGCGCCCATGACAGAAGGATGTTGATGTGGTCGTCAGAAACGTGAAATGCAGACATGATTAAGCCCCCTGTGGTGCGTTGATGTAACCCTGCTCAATGAGCGAGGCGGCGGTGCGACCGAAGAACCCTTGCAGTTGCCATGCAAGGCCCGTGTCGACCAAGTGTTGCCATGCCTCCAATACCTGCTCTTCGCTTTCGGCCTCGATGAAGCCCTCTGCTAAACCTGTTGCTGTGTAGTTGTCCATGATGATTCGCTTTCGTTTCGGTTATGGGGCCGAAGCCCCGTTGATTAACGTGATGTGACTTTGACTGTGAACACAGCAGAAGTCTTGGTGTACTCGGCGTATACGTCAGCGCCAAACTTGGCGATGAACTTCTTGCTGTCGAAGGTGGAGCGGTTGGTGTCGCTGTATGTAGCGCGAAAGAGGTTGCCTTCAACGTAGCGCACGCCATCTGCGTCTACTGCCAACTTGCCGTCAGCGCCAGCTTCTTTGATGCCGTCTTTGATAGCGTCGGCTTGTTTGGTCAACTCAGCAATCTGAGCCAAGAGGTTACCCAGTACGTCAACTTGGGTGAGTTGGATGTCGTTTGATTTCATGATTCGCTTTCGTTTGGTTACCTGACCGCTTGATTGCTGTCAGTGATGCTAGTTTAACCCCAAATTAAACGCCGTCAACAACTTTTTGAAAATATTTTCTAAGGAAAACCCTAATGTTGCTCTGGAGCAACACCTAACAATTCCAGCGTATCTTTGAGAAGGTCAGCCTCGTCGTACCCGTAATGCTTCTCAAACCCCTTGGTTCCGAGGCCATGCAGGCCCGTAGAGCCGCGATGATGCTCTGGGCATAGCGGTATGACCGCCATGTGGCTAGAACGTCCCCAGCCGCCCGCTAAACGCCTTGGATGGTGTAGTTCGGCGGGTGTACCCGCATACCCCATCCGCCTGCATACCGCGCACCCTAATTCAGCCACGGCGTTCATGTGTTTCTTTTCCTTCAACGTGGTCATTGCTTGCCCTTGGTAAAGCCGCCACGATTCTTTAGGTCGTGACAGGTCTGGCATCGCCACTGCGGTGCGCCCTTGCTGTTCTTGCCCTTTATCACTGCTAGGTTCACGCGGCATACCTGACAGGTCTTAGGCTTGTCGGTCATCGCTTGAGTCCCCGCACATAGGCCGCAAAGGATGCGGCTGTATCACCGAAAGATTTCATGCCATCAAATTCAACGGCTACCTCTTCGAGTACCTCATTTCGGGCCATGTTCTCTTCAACGCTTAATTGCTTCTGAACAATTTGTCTCTTGCGCCAGCCAAGGGATTTCTCCAACTCATCAAACGCTTCGTCTTCTGGTGTCTTCATGCATATGCTCCACATTGAATAAATTAAAAAAATAAAACCAAGTGCCGCAATCCAATGAGTGTGCATTGCCCACCCATCGAGCAACACAAGAAACCAACCAGTCGCCTGCATCACCATAGCTTGATAGGTGTTCACACCGTGACCTTTCCTTCGGCCCTGTTGTTCGCTTGCTCAGTGCGCCATATTTCCACGCGCAATGTCGCCGCCGTGATGTCCCACTTGAGGCGCTCCTCAATCAGCACAGCCTCTTTCAATCCATCAAGCAATTGAACATATTCAGGATGTGCATACGCCTCGCGCTCTTGCGCCCCAATTGCGGTTTCCATACTTCGCTTCATGAGTATCGATTTGAGGGACTTGCGATATTCCTCGATGTATGTGCGCTCTGCCTTGGCCTTTGCAAAGAGCGCGGCGTGTTTCAAGATGTAATCCACCGCCTTGTGTGGGTCTCTCTCTTCACTCATAAAACACCTTTCTTTTTGCGCGATTGCGCTTGATTACCATTGCAACAAAAATCGTCAGGCATATCCAAAACATGAACCCAGACATTGCCATAAACGTCCAAAAAAAATCCCCGAATGAATCAAACATTTAGTCCTCCTTGTTTGGCATACAAAGCCAGTAGTACCACATCAATAAAATACCAACACCCCACGCCACAACACCAGACAACAAAAAAAACAAACCTAAAATATTTAGCAGGGCGTCCATCAGCTTCCCCTTCTGTCAATAAAATCTTCTCGCACATCCAGCATTGCTTGCGCTTGCTCGTAAGCCTCGTAGGCAATATCTATTTTTGACTTTGCAACTTTAGATGTCTTTTGCATAAGACCAATCAATGCAAGCATTGCGATAATGTCAATCAAGTCTGGTTCAGTTTTCATTCCAATCCTTCTATGGTTACTTTGACCATGCCGCCAACCTCGTCTGCCCAATACACGCGCAGGTCTTCAATCAAGGCATCGTCCTCTATCACGCCAGCATGAGTCATAGAGTCAAGCAACGCCTTTAGTAGGTTGTCTAAATCGCGACGACGACGGTCTGGACGGAAGGCTTGAATCTCCATCTTCACTGCGTAGTCAATGTGCTTTGCGGCTCGTTGAATCAGCACTTGGTCAGCGACCGCCTTGCGGTACTCGCGCCCCCTAGCGCTGATGATGGTGCGACCGTCAAAGTTGCGCCAGTAAGTGTTAACCGTGGGGGGCCACGGCAAAGTTATTTCAATCATTTCCATTCTCCTTCGTTACCTCTGTTACCTTTAACCCACTGGTCTCTAATGTCCGCCTCAAGGCGGGACTTGGGATGAAGTTCATTCCATCCCTTGTGGCGCTTCCCACGCTCGTCAACGTAACCATTGAGCCAGCGGTACGCGCTATCGCGATTTTCAATACGCATCTTGATGATTCCCCGAACGAGACAACGGTGACGATGTTCATCTTCTCCTTCGCCCTCCTGCCCATAATTCAAAACCTTCCCCCGTTGTCAAACGACATCGGTATCGAGTCGTGGTTCTCAACAAACTGCTGACTGTCTTTGAGATACCAAAGCGAGTACCAGTCCTCAGCTTCGCCGTTGCGTTGCTTCTCACACATCAAATAAGCATCAGGAATCATTGGGTCAACGGAACCATTCTGTGCGTCGTGTTCTTTTTTCTTGTTACGCCACACCATCAGCACGTTGTCCACTTGGTCGCTGATAGAACCTGAACCCTTGATGTCGTTTTTGTTAGGCTTAACCTCTTCGCTTGCCAACTTGCGGATGTGATGAATCAAGTGGACATGGACGTTGTGGTCACGGGCCAATGATGTCAGTTCATCAACAAACGCTTTCTGCGCGTTGTAGTCATCTTCACCAGACACGCACTTCATCAACGAGTCAATGAAGATGTGTTGCACACCCAACTCAACAGCGCTGTAGCGCGACACCGCAATGACTTGCTGTGCAGTCACTGTGCCTTGCTGGTCATACAGCCACAGGTTTGCGTGAGCAAAGGTTCTCATGCGTGTGATAAGACTTGTCAGGTAACGGTTTTTGTCCGTGTACCGTGGGAAGTCGATGTTCTCACCAGCAAACTGGCGAAGCATACGAAACAACGTGCGCTTGGGCTTCATCTCAAACGAAGCAATCATCACGCGCTGATTCTGCTTAATGAGGCCCATTGCAATCTGGCCCGTCACCATAGACTTGCCACCACCGTTACCACCAGCGTACAGCGTTACCTCACCTGCGCGGAACTGAAACCCTGCATGGGTTTTTGTCCAAGGCATGGTCTGAGACACGTCAACCACTGGGCTGGCAATCTCAGCTTCAATCTCATCTAAGAACTCGCCTGCACCCTTGACCTTCTGGGCCAAGTCATTCGCTTTGAGGTACTTTTCAAAATCAATCTCGTCTGGTTTGACGATACGGATACGACGAGCCGCATCAAGTTCCTGCGCTCTTTTTTGCACGTCAGACGTTTGCATATTTCATTGCCTCTTCAATTCGCTGTTGTGATAATTTCATTCTCTCTCTGTCAGCCTCGCTCAACTTTTTACCTTGACTCAGGTCGTAGGCGCAGATGCTGACCACCAATGCCTCAAACGAAATAATTCGCATCAGGTCGCTGGCGTAGAACGCTGGCTTCAAACTTTTCTTGCCTTCGATTGGATATTCGCGGCGCTTGTCGTCAGGTGGGAATAGGTCGGTCATGTCCATGCCTAAAGCCTGCACCACGTTCAACGTCTCGCAACCAGCAAAGCAATGAATCAAGACTCGACCGTCTTCAGTCTCACGAATAGCAAGCGATGGCCCCTTGTCGTTGTGCGCAGGACAGCAAGCAGTCCAAGACCCATTACGGCCCTTGACCTTGGTTAGCATACCCAGCATACGTTCTACTGGTGTCATATGACCCTCCGACCCACGGCTGGCGTGCCTGCGTCGTCTTCCCAACGACGTTGGTTGATGTACGTCAACGGTGCAGGCTCAAAGCCTGACGTCCACTGCTCGGTCACCTTCAGGGCATTGACCTGAGCAATGATGGTCTCAGCCACAGAGTCCAGCCCACCCTTCGCCCACTTCTTCTGGCACTCTGCCTTTGCGACCTTGCGTTTGGACGCAGGCCAACATTGCCAGAACTCGTCGAATTTCGACGATGTATTTATATTCTTATTCTGTATCTGTATCTTCTTAGGGTTATGGTTGGCTTTCGATTCGGTTACCGATTCGGTTTTTGACGGTCTCCCGCCTCGCTTTCCGAGTTGTCGATTATTTTCAACTTGATGTTGATACTTCGTAACTTCGACATGGCAACGATTGTTGAAATACCCTGTTTCGGTACGTTCAAAGAATTCATCTAAAACCGATTCGGTTATGTCCAAATCTAGGCGTATCTTTCTCGCAACCGATTCGGTATCGAGTGGGATTTCCTTCTCGCTCATGTAGTACAGGTCAAGCAGGCGTCGGTACGCCAAGTCCTCAGCATCACTGAGATGAACCGTGTGTGTGAGGTAATCACCGATGTGGAATTTGTACCATATCATTTCGCTGTCTTTCCAAAAATGTCGGGCCGAAGTTCAGCCCTCTTCACTTTCCTACCTGTGTGCAACTCGATGTCGCGGGCTAATTCTGGGCTAGGTAGTCGTCGCCCAGTCACAATCAAAGAGAACCACGTCTTACTGATGCCCAACTTGCGTGCTAACGCAATCATCGTCCCCCTTGGCTTGTCCTGAAAATATTCTTGAAGTGTCATCGTATCCCTTTCTTGGTTAATCGGATGTTACACCAAAAAAAAATGTTGTGCAACACCAAATTAAACATGATACACTTGGGCGTGTTTAACTCGAAAGCGAACGTATGCACAGCGAAGACGAAATGCACCAACTCATGTTGGAAAGAATGCAAATGCTTGAGGAGGCTTTGGAAAAGGCCAAGGCAGGCGTTGCTACCGAGGACGACTGGAACATCATCCGCAGTGAATGCGGGCTGTCCAAGCGTCCAATTGTGACCTTAGAAACTGTATCAATTAGGAGCGAATGATGGCTTTAATAGCGAAAGAAAGTGGCGGCGGCGGTGGTGAATTTACCCCTGTCCCGCAAGGAATGCACCTTGCACGGTGCTACCGAGTCATTGACTTGGGAACTCAAGAATCAACTTACCTTGGAACAGTCAAAAAACTGCCCAAAGTGATGTTGCAATTTGAGGTGCATGGCGAAGACGAGAGCGGCGACCCTATCGTCACAGGCAAAGGCGAACCGATGTCAATCAGCAAGAACTTTACGCTCTCGCTGGCGGAGATGGCAACCCTGCGCAAAGACCTGCAAACGTGGCGTGGACGCGAGTTCACCGCAGACGAGTTGCGTGGCTTTGAACTCAAGAACGTGCTAGGCGCATGGGCGATGATTTCGGTCATCAAGGCTATGGGCAACAACGGCAAGGAGTACACCAATATTGCCGCCATCATGTCTGTGCCACCAGCCATCAAAAAGGCTGGAATACCACAAGGCCACAACGAATTGAAGTTGTTTTCTATCGACGAGCCTGACATGGCGCTGTTTGACAGCTTCAGCAACGGCCTGAAGGAGAAAATCCAGAAGTCACCAGAGTGGCAGGCACGAGGCGGTTCAAGCGCTCCAGCGCCCGCTAAAGCCCCTTCTAGCGGCTTTGACGACATGGATGATGACATCCCCTTCTGACCATGAGGCTCATGCGTAACCAAAACGCGGCGCACATTGATTTCTTTCAGTTCAAAGGACTGATTGAGACCAATCCAAAAGCGACGCCCTGCGACATTGACATGGTGTTTGAACGCAAGTGCAAATTCTTTGTTGGTGAATGGAAGCGGGAAGGTGAAAGCATCAGCCAAGGGCAGGGGTTGCTACTGCGCAATCTGGCACGGCAACCCCAGTTCACTGTGGTCATTATTCAAGGCAACACGGATGGTGACACGGTGGTTGAGAAGTTCGAGCAACTCTGCTCAAACGGACGCTTTAGGGTGCGTGGCAAGTCTTTTGATGACCTCAAGAAGTTTGTCACGCGCTGGTACAACTGGGCAGACGCCCAAGAATTTCAATAGGAACAATATGACCATAACCACACCAGCAGTTCGCGCCAGCGAATCAAATCATTGGTACACCCGCGACGGCGTACCGCAATACACTGTGCCATCTAAAAAAGACGGCTCACCACGCAACACCACGCTTAGAGATGCTCGAACCATGAACTTGGTTCCGAGTGTCACTACAATTCTGAGTGTCGCGGCAAAGCCTGCGCTGACCAATTGGCTTCAGCAACAGGTGCTACTTGCCGCGCTTACCCTTCCCCGCCGCCCAGACGAGCCTGAAAAGGAATACATCGACCGAATCATCAACGATTCCAAAGAACAGGGTCGGTCTGCGGCGGATGCGGGAACTGACATCCATGCATCTATTCAAGGCTTTTATGAAAACAACCCGACAGGCAAACACCACGAGAGTGTCCAAGCCTGCGACATCGCAATCACCAAGCACTTTGGTCAACAACAATGGGTCTCTGAGCGTTCATTTGCACATGACCTCGGTTTTGGCGGTAAGTGCGATTTATTTTCTGGGGACGGAGAAGGCATCGTTGCTGACATCAAAACCAAAGAGTTCTCTGACCCCGCAAAGGTCGATGGCTACGACGAGCATCTCATGCAACTCTCAGCTTATCGAGTTGGTCTAGGCATCCCCAAGGCACGCTGTGCCAACGTCTTTGTCTCTCGTAGCGTCCCCGACCTAGTCGTGGTGCGCGAGTGGAGCCTTGAAGACCTTGACCGTGGCTGGGAGATGTTCGTAAACCTTCTACAATTTTGGCAACTTAAAAACTCACACAAATAAGGATTGAAAATGTTGAGCGAAGAAACCATCAAACAAATCTTCTTTCAAAGCGACCGACCCCGCAAAGACCCACTCATTGCGGATGAGGTAGACATCATGCAGTTTGCTCACAACATTGAGCAATATGTGGCGGTGGAATACGCAAGAAAAGAACACGCCCGTTGCGTCGAGATTGTCAAGGACATGAACGTCGCAGTAGGTAATGCTCTAGAAAACCAACGACCAGTATAAAAAAAGCCCCCCCGATTAAAGGGGGGCAAAGAGGAGAGTGGCAACTGCTCCTTAAATCATTCTTCGGGCGGACGTTCTTTCAACAGACGTCTGACCCCTTCATATCCATATGTGCCAGCCATGCCAAGCGCACCAGCACCCCGCGCCTTGGTCGCTGTCTTGCCTGCTGGGGGTAGCATAGCCGCCGCCGCAGAACCCGCCTGTAAAGCCTTTAAAACGCCTTCGCTGGTGTCTCCAGCTTTAAAGCGCTCCAGAGCCTCCTGATAACTCATCACACCAAGGTAGCCAGCGCCAGCGCCAGCAAAGGTTCTTGGCAAAGCACCCATCTTGGCAGAGCCTGCCCCTACATTTTGCAAAGTGCGACCTATAGCGTTTGGTTGTTCTTGCGCACGCGCCAGCTTGCGACGAGCAATCTCTGCGTCGGTCTCGGCTTTTGTCAGCGCCCTCTTGAGAGGAGCCGCCTCTTTGGTCTGTCCTGTCACAACATTGTGTCGAGCGCCTTGAGCCGCACGCTCTTGACGAATTCGGTCTAGTTCGGCTTGGAGAAGTAAGCGCTCTTGCTCTTGCATTTGAGCCATAAATTGTTGCTGTTGGCGAGTTTGCTCTGCACGTTGCTCAATTTCAGTGTTTCTTGGCTCTGCAAATTCTTTGGGCAGATAGAGTTCGCCGGGGCCTTTTTCCCCAGTCAAAACATAATCAGACCCACCCAAGTTAGCGGCTTTTTCTTTTGCTTGATTAAAAATGTCAATGATGTCGTGAGCGCCCTTGCCATGCCCCTCTCCACGAGTCATGTCAATTGCTTGTTTTGCCAAGTTGTAAGGAACTCGCTCACTTGCCATCGCCTGTACGGTGTTGTACGGCGCTCCAGCCCCAGTAATTTTCCGCGCCTCAATTTGCAACTGTTCTTGCGGAGTGGGCGCTGGCGGCGTAGACGCTGGTGGCAGACCTCTAAGCCTAGATTCAAGCAACGCTTGCTCATTTTTTATGCGCTCAAGTTCACTTTGGCTTTGCCTATAGGCGTCCTCAAGATTGTCCGCACCTTGGGGTACGGCTGTCCTTAAATTTCGACGAGCCAAATCTAGCTTGTCTTGGGCGGTCAAGTTTGCCTCTTGTGCTTTCCCTGTGTCTATCTTGACTGCCTTCTCTGGGCTAGTCATAGGAGGGAACAGTAGGTTGGCTATAGCGCCAGCGCCAGCACCAATATCAGGCGCGGTAATACCACCCTGTTGGTCTTCTGGATTAACCTCTGTCTTCTTGTTTCGGTCTCGTTCGTCTTGCTCACGCTTGAACTTAGATGACTCTGACTCGTATCCTTCAAATGGCCCTTTTTCTTTTGCTGATTCAATCAAACCAGTTTCTTTGTCGTCATCAAGGTTAAAGTTTCTTGATACACGCAACGAATAATTTTGCGTCTCTTCAGGCAAAGATAGGATTGCTTTGTCTGGGTCTGTCTCGTATGTTTTTAAAAACGTCGAAACCGCTTTAGGGCTTGCGTTGTACAGCGCTACCGCATTGCGTGGGCTTTTGTAGGTTGTCAGCAAGTCTTTTAGGATGGTAACTCCACCCATGATGTTGCTGTCTTCATCATCAGGGTCGATGTTGATGCCGTATTTTTTGTTGTAAAGACGAGCCGTGTCAGGCATGATTTGCATGACGCCCCTTGCTCCAGCAGGGGAGGTCAGAACTTTGTCTCCGCGAGTATGGGTGAACGCTCCCCCAGTCTCCGCTTCAGCAATAGCAATTGCCAACGCAGGATTCACGCCTTGGCGCTCTGCCTCTTTGGCAATCTTCTCCACCACGCTGAACTGGGCTGGAGACAGCTTTTTAAGTTTTGCGTCATCCATTATTGTTTACCCTCTTTCTCTCTACGCAGGCGCTCTAAGCGTTGTGAGTAAGTCTCGTTCTTTGGCGCTTGTTGAGGTACTGTTGTATCTACGGGTTTTGGAGGAGCCGCAGGAGGCGCGGAAACCGCTGGTGCTTTTTCTTTTTTCTTTGGAGACAACAAGTCCAAATTATCTTCACGCACGCGGTCAAGCGTTTTGCGGTAGTCAGCCTTGAGCGCCTTGAAGTCATCATCAACAAGGAAGTCGTTGTAGGTGTAGCCTGACTGCTTGCTCTTTTGATTCCACAGCTTGAAGCGCTCTTCGTCAAACTTGCCCTGCAAGATAAGCGCGTCAGACTTTAAGATGATGGCGCGTTGGCTGTCGGATGGCAACGCATAGATGCCACCAAGCAGTTTGGTTTCGTAGTCGGAGGTAGCGCCCTCGCCGGGCGTCCTGTTCAACTGACGACCACGCGACTGCAACTGTGCGCTCTTCTGCATAAACATCTGTAATGCAGTCAAATCGTTGCCACTGAGTTCGTATTGCTTGATGGTGCTGGCTGGCAGGTTGATGTTGAAGTTGCCTGCGTTTGCACCCTCTTGCACGGCACGAGCAATAGCGTTCCCAAGGCCGGGGCGGTTCATAATGTCAAACACCAACGGATTGTTCTTCGCATAGCCAATCATGTCTTGAGCAATGTTGGTGTTCTCAAACGCCGCCTCAGCCTGCAATCCAAGACGTGATGCCATCTTCTCAGCGGATTCAGCGCGACCCTTTGCGGTTTGTGTTGCAGTTTCTTCTTCTGCTTTTTGTTCCGTTGCAGACCTTGCTGGACTAATTGGGGCAGTCGTTTCACCTGCCTTTGGAATTTTGCGACCACGAACTTGTTCTGACTCAAGGTAGCCATTTTTGTCATAGAAAGCAAGCAACTTCTGCTCATCGCCATCAACAAAATATTGGTCAAGAGCGGCTTTATATTTTGCGTACTCATCCACGTTCATCTCGCGCTCGGTGCGCAAGCCACGAGGAATAACCTTGCGCTTGTCTTGACCTAGTTTTTCGCGGTCAATTGTAATTTTTTCTTCTTCGATTTGAGACTTACGAATCTCTTGCAAAGTTGCAAGCATCTTTGGTGCAACGCGACTTGCCAAGAGCAAAACGTCGTCTGTGATTTTGATGCGACCCTGCGCCGCCGCACTCAAGACTTGCTGTGGATTTGGTGCGGTTGCAACGTCGGTGGGCGAAGCGGTGCCGGGGACTCTTAGCTGTCCAGTCGGCGTAGTCACAGCACCGCCAGCAGGTGCAGGTGCATTGGTTCTTGGGCCACCCATTAGGGCGCTGATTAACTGGTCGCCACCCAACTGCTGACGCAACTCCTGCTCTTTGCCAAGCAATTCCATCTCTAGCTTTTGATTCTCGCGTTGGAAGACAGCTTCGCGCTCTGCGGCGGCTCCAGCGCCTTCTGCGGCATAACCCAAGGACTCGCCAAACGAACCCGTCTTGGTGGGTTTTAAGAAGCCTGCGGCGGCTTGCATCAAGACAGGGTCAAACATCCTGTTCTTGCGGTCATCCAAACTTGCACGCATACGCAACAGCGCATTGTTCAGCGCCTCGCGCTGTTCGCCAAGGTCGTCTATCACTGTATCTTTTAAGCCAGTGGGTTTCGCTTTGGTTATCTCTTCAATGTTTTCAGCCTGCACAGCGTTAACATCAAACTTACCACCAGCTTGCGCAGGGGGTTTTGCTTGGGCGGCGGAGGCTTGACCCAAACCACCTTGTGTTGGAATTGCCATTCTTTACCCCACTAAGTAGCCATTGGCATCGTAAAAATTTCCGTTGCCATCGTGATATTCTGCGCCAGTTGGAGCCATTCCGCCATCAGCAAGGCGAACACCGCCTCCATGCGCCTTGCGCATTACCCCGCCCTTGGCAACAGGCTTACCGCCTCTTTCGTAATAGGCTTTTCTGGCATTTGCTTCTGCAATCGCCGCTTCGGATGCCGCAGAATTTGGAAAGAGCGACGCAACCAAAGAACCCAAACCAGCAATCTGCGACAGCGGACTGTTGGAATAACCCTCGGAGCCAGTCGCCTGCGTGGTTGTACCCATAGGGATTTGATAGCCTTGGAGCAACTTGGCAAACTGCTGGGTCTGAGCCATTGGGTAGTCGAGCAACTTCTGACCTTGAGCCTGCTGTTGAGCGCCATAGTCGGACATAGTCTTGAGACCCGCCGTACCTAACTGCTGTTGCTCTTGGCCCAAATTGGTAAAGCCCTGCCCAGCGGACAAAGCGCGAGATAAGTCTGCTTGAGCCTGCGTGCCAGCGGTGGTATAGCCTTGCTGTAGGGCTTGCATCTGCTTGCCCAACAAGTCAGCTTGGATGTCGCGCAAAGCGTTGCCAGTGACCTGAGATTGACGACGTGAGCCAAACTGACCAGAGCCAACAGCCGCCGCGCCAAGGTTTGGCAGGATATTTTCTTGGACGTTGCGCTGAGTCAGACGACCCATTTCATCCACCACAGCGGATTGATAAGGGTTCATGTAGTCAGCAATGACGTCAGGAACGGTTGTAGCGCCCGCCTCGCCTAGCAATTGAGAAGCCGCACCCAAAGACCCAGCGCCAGCAAACGCGACGTCTGGAGCCATTTGGAAGGCTTGCTGTTGCAAAGGACTGAAGCCAGCAATACCGCCCTGCTGGACAGCGTTCTGACCTAAGTTGGCTATGTCTTGCAGGTAATTCGTGTAAAACTCTGGAGCCGTCTGTTGGGCTTCCGTCGTCTTGGTAATTGAGGGTAGTGGGTCACCCTGAAATAAGCCAGCCATTATTTCGCTCCTTTAAGGTATGAGGTCAGTGCCTTGGTTTTGGGCGGAATCTTGTTGACGGGAGCAGAGCGCTTGTGGGCGCGGATACTCTCGCGGAACTTGTCCAAAGCCTGTGCGCCTGCCTTTGTTGAGCCGTTGCCAATCTGGGCTACGGTCTCAGCGTCAATTACATATTCGCCATCTGCCAGCATAGCTGGGATGTCATCCGACTGTCCATCGCCTGCTCCATGCACAGCCGCGCCTTTGCGGAAGTCCATGCGACCTTCGACCATTGGCACGTTAGAGACGTGAGGCAAGCCACCCTTGCGCATAGGAGGGGGCATACCTTGTTGCTGAGGCATCATGCCCTGCTGTGGCATTCCTTGTGGAACTTGTTGCGCCATCTGAGGTGGCATCTGCTGTGGCAATCCCTGTTGTTGCATCTGCTGAGGAGGTTTCTGTTGACCAATCTGAGGCATCGACTCAGGTGGGTTCATTGGGGGTTGCGCACGCATACCCAAATTTGCCAAGATGTCCGCAGGTTGACCGAAGGTGTAGTACGAAGCCACAGGGGTAGCCATAGAAGACAAACCGCCAGAAGCCATTTGTGGAACTTCTTCTTCAACTTCCTCGTAGCCATAGTCGCCTTCGTTTACGGGGTTGTACCCCGGCGCATTCAGGTTCTTTAGCAACTCTGCATTAGGCGTGTAGTCACCATCGCTTGTGCCGTAGTCTTCGTAGCTAACAAAGTTAGTTGGGCCAATACCAAAGTCAGTCGTGCGCGGGTTAATGACGCCCACTTGAGACATATCCAAGCCTTGGTTTTGGTTTCCTGTGCCACCACCAAAATCACTGCCAAGCAAAGAAGCAATCAAAGCGCCTGCACCCGCCGCACCTGCGGTTGTTCCAAGTGCGCCAGTGATTGTGTTTAGAAGGTCAGAGCCAATACCTGTTGGCGCTGGTGGAGCATCAGGATTGCGAGGAGTGCTAGGAGTTGGCGTTCTTGTTCCGCTACCTACGTTAGTAATTGGGCCAGCATTCACGCGACCACCACCCAAAGGAATTAAGTTTCCGCTTGGGTCATAAACGGTCATGTTTCCAAAGCCGTCAGTGACGATGTAGTTACCCTCATCGTCCCTTGTGGTTTGGTAAGCCTCTGATGTATCAACGAGGTTTCCGTCGTAGTCATACGTCATCGTGCTACCGTCATCGAATGTATCAATGTAGGAGCCATCATCAAAGTATTGACGGCCGGGGACGGGCGTGAAGTCATCCCCATCATCCGAGGCAACATTTCTTTCGTAAGTGTTTCCAACTGGGTTGCGATTTCCAGTCAACGTGTAACCCGTCATTGTTGGGTCGTCTTCTTCACCGTAGTTGTAATTGACGTTTTGCCAAGGTTGAACTTCTTCGTCGGTTTCAGAATATCCGCCGTCTTCAAAACGTGGCACTCCGCCTTTTTTCATCATAGTAATCAAGCCTCCACGTTTTATATCTGGGTAGTCGTCACCGTAATCGTAGTAAGGGTCGTCGTCACTACTGCCATAGTCATAGTAGTTGTCGTCTTCGACAGGCGTGTAGTCTTCATTGCCTCTGTTAAAGAGGTCGTAGTCTTCTTCAAGAATGTCTTCTGGCACTTCAGCGGCGCGATACAACTCGTATTCGCCACTGTCATTCAAGATGTAAGTGTTGCCTTCACCATCGTCGTAATATTGTTCTTCTTCGACAACTGGCTCTTCAGAAAAATCTTCATCTACTTCTGCGGCGCGGTATAGGTCATACCCACCGTCAGAATTCATCATGTAAATATTGCCGTCTTCATCTTGAAAGTATTGAGACTCGCTTGTTGTACTGTCATCGCCAACATTTGTAGTTGGGAAATCATCTTCAACCTCTGCGGCACGATAAAGCACAGATGTGCCATCAGGCATGGTCTTGTAGGTGTTGCCTAAAGAGTCAGTTGTGAACTCTTCTTTTTCATCACCGAAACCAGTTCCAGTAGGCAAACCCGTTGCAGGATTTTTTATAACGCTTGTTGGACTGCCTGAGCCAGACTTAGGGGCAACAGGAGGTGTTGCGCCACCAGCAGGTGGTTTTGCTGTAGAGCCAGATGGTGGCTTTGGAGTTCCGCCAGTAGGCGGTTTAGGAGTCCCACCAACGGGAGGCTTTGTGCCGCCAGAGGTGTTTGAGCCTGTAGAGCCAGTTTTGACAACAGTTGGCTTGCCAGTAATCTTGTCAATAATTAACTTTGTTCCAGCACCAATTGCCGCGCCCGTGAGCGCGTTCACCACCTTGTTGGTAGTGGAGTTTGTGTTTGTTTTTGTTGATGTAACTGTTGGTTTTTTTACAACCGATGTAGGCGTCGTCTTAGTTGTAGGTGTAGTTGTTGTCTTGTTTGTGATTGTTGGCTTAGTTGTAGGCGTGGTTTTAGACGTCAACGTGGTTTTAGGAGTCAGCGTTGTTTTTGGAGTTGTTGTTGTCTTAGTTGTCAAAGAAGTCTTTGGAGCCAAAGTTGTTTTTGGAGTCAATGCTGTCTTTGGCGTTGAAGACGTCTTTGTGGTAAGTGTAGGTTTATTGATTGCGGGGTTGGTAAACGTAGAAGTAAATGGGCGACTTCCAGAGCCTGCGGTTTGAACTGCGTTAGAGCCACCAGAGCCACCAGCAGATGTGATTGAGGAAGAGCCTCGACCAGTCAATGCTGGCGCGTTGTCTACGCCTCGAATAATGCTATCCAGTGGTGCGCGGTCAAGCCCCCTTGCGCTGGGAAGTTGTCTGCTTGATGTGCGTTTTTTTAGAATAGCCATGTTTTATCCTGTCTTCTTCACTTGTGAGGTCAGACCCGCAATATTGGTTATTGGTGTCAACTTAGCGTCCTTGCCTAAAGTTTTTGCAGGAGCCGCTGTAGCAGTTTTTAGCAATGGTGTTGCCTTCTGTATTGGAATCAGATTTGCAATGTCCATGCGTGCGGGAGGCGCTTTGCGTGCCACAGGTCTTGCGCGAGCCATTTGCAAACCACCAGCAGGACGTACAGGGGTGCGTTGTGCTGGACGTTTTTTCTGGGTTAATGTCTGCTTGAGCAAGTTGCCAACACTAGCTACCATCGGTTTGGTAATGTCTGTAGGCTTAAAGCCCATAGAGGTAGCCATTTTGTCTTGGGGAGTTGTTTCGCCTGTTTGTGATACAGCGTTCAATCCACCCACAGGTTGGTCAGTCGCCAAGCCAGCAGTCAACAAGTTCTCAGACACTGGGGCTTCGGAGACAACCGCAGGCTTGCTTGTGTCCAAGTCAACTGCTGGGACAGTTGTTTCGGCAATCGTGGTTAACCCGCCTTTTGGCTCAACTGTAATAACAGGCGCTTCGTCTGATGGAATGTTTTCAGCAATGTCAATAACAGTTTCTGGGGTGTTGTAAAGACCTGTGTCGCCAGTAATGTCAGCAAGAGAAGTCTCATCAAAGTAATCGCCTGTAAGACCAATATCAGAAATACCAGCGTCAGCAATTACATCGCTTAAAGAAGTGTTGTCTGCAAAACCTGTGTCAGAAAGACCAGCGTCAGCGATGACGTCGCTCAAAGAGACGTTTTCGGCAGGCGCAGAACTCACAGGAGTTCCATCACCAATTAAGTCTGCAAAATCGTAAACAGTCTCGCCTTGAGGCGCTTCAGCTAATTGCGTCTCTGGAAGAACTGAAATGTTAGATGTCGCCGTTTCGCCAATGCTGGATGAGGGCGTATTGGTAGTCTCTTGGGTATCTTGAGACTCAGCCAATACTTCGGCAACATTAAATGTTCCTGCGTCGTTTTCTACGCCATAACCAGACACCGTCACTTGACCAACAATTTCATCAGGGATGCCAGCGCCAGTGGTGGCAACTTCAACGGGTTCGCCTTCAGGTTCTTTCTCGTTCCAATCCGTTGCGGCAGTGCGGAACTGCTCGTCAATGGTGGCGTTCAAAGAACGTGTGCCAGCGTCAATCCCTGAGCCAATAGCGCTGTTTGTGAATGAGGTAGCGAAGTCTCCGCGACCAGTTATCTCAGCAGTAACTCCAGAGGCGACCGCTCTTGTGCCTGCGTTGAAAACAGCAGTTGCGTCTTGTAAGTCTAAGCCGCTTTCCATCGCCAACTCAATGACGTCTGGCTTGACGTAGTTGGCAACTTCGCCAACACCACCAGCAACCATGCCACCAGTGAAGCCACCAGCAAAGCCATCTTCAAAACTACCGCCTTTGATTTCAGCGATTGCGCCGTTGACCAAGCCCTTGCTGATTGAATTGCTTGCAACTTGAGAGAATGTTTCGTTTACGCCAGCTTCAATGAATGCTGAGGAAACAGTAGAAGATATGGCGTTACCAACGCTAGGCGCAAAGTAAGCCGTACCCATAGACAGAACAACGTCCTCAAGGTCTCCACCTCGCGCCGCAGTAACCGCGCCCATCGTAATGGCTGGTGGAATGCCTACAAAACTTCCTGCAACAGAAAGCAGAACTGGAAGGGGGTCGTCAATTACTGCTTGGACTACATTGCCAACCGTTTCGATAGCGTCGCCAACGAAGTCAACAACGTCTTCAACAACGTCACCGACAGCCTCAAAGACATCGCCAACGGCTTCAAATGCATCTTCAACAAAACTGACAACTGCGCTCATTTTTAATCCCTTTCAGCCCGCTTTGGCCCTAACTTGACCGTCACGCGGAAACCAGTTTTGGTTCGCTCGGCTTTGTAGCCCATGCCCTCTTGAGGAGGGTTGCGTGAAATTGCTTTGAAAATGTTCATAATGGTCGGGTCTTCAAAGTCACTTACGAGGACGTCAAAGCCCATTTTGTAAGCGGCTTGAATGAAGGCGTATGAACTCTCTAGGTAGTTGCGGGCGGTGTCTGCATTCAGTGCGCGGAAAAATCCAACACGACCCTCTCCAACGTGGACGACAAAAAGAGTGTTGCCTTCGCGCACGATAGACGTGCCGGGCATATTCATCTCTTTAACCATCGCCGCATAAATGGTGGACGCGGGGTGCGGTGACTTGGTCTCCTGAGCCGCAATCATCACAATTGCCTCTTGACCTAGTTGTTTCTTTTTGCTATCGACCAGCATCACATCCCCTTAAATATTGCGGCGGAGTAGATGTTTCCCATCCCAGCCGCCAGACTCATTATCAGACCATCAGGTGGTGTTGTCGATTCCGAAAGGAATACCGAATCGGTTTCAGTTCGGTTTGCAATCGCTGGAACAACACCAGACCTAATATCGTTTAAAAGTAAAAGTGTCTCAAGCAGTCCACTGCTACCCATCGTATGACCAATTTTTTGCTTATACGAGGTTGCAACGAATGCTTTTAGCGTTTGGGTCAAGGCGTTCTTTTCAGCCTTGTTGTTGGACGCAGTTCCAGTGCCGTGGGTTTTGACTATTTTAATCTCATCAGGGGATATATTGCTATAGTGGATTGCGCCCTCTATAGCTTTAATAAAGCCCTCACCATCCTCACACTGCCCAATTGCGTTTGTAGAGCGCTCTGAGGCGCTGTACGCCCCCACCAGACGGGCATGGGGCTTGATTTGCTGGCGGGCCACCGCGTCGCGGGATTCAAACACCGCTAAAGCCGCTCCTTGACCGATGCGAAACCCAAAGTTGGTCGAATCGAAAGCGGATGGCTTTATGCCCTCCTGCTCCTGCTTTTCGGTCAATACTGCCTTGGAGTCACCAAAAAACTCAAGCACCGCGTTGGAAACGCCGTCTTCGACTGTCAACACAATTACACGGTCAAAGTTGTAAAACTGTATAAGGTTTTGAACATCCATCATTACTTTGAGACTTGAAGCGCAGGCGCTGGCATCGGTTGTGACCATGTCCATCTCACCAAAAGACTGAGCGATACGACCCGCATAGACCTGCGTCAACGTGAATGGCAGGAACTTGTAGGTATAGGTCAAGCGAGAGTTGTACTCCCTCTGACCGATGCCAGCAAAGTGTGCGTTGCCACCAGCAAGAATGAAAGCCGTCTTGCCCACAGGATTTTCCCGTAAGTAGGTAAGCAACTCAGGGTCAAGGACTTTTTCCGCCAGCTTGTGGGGGACGTAGACCAAACCAGATTTTGTACGGTTGTAGGTGTCTGGGAACCAGTTCACCTTTTGAGGGTAGATGATGTCATCAAAGAGTTCGACCTCTTCGGTGCAGGCTGTGCGGTAGTGTGTGAGGTAAATCATTTGCACACCTCCACGACTTCTTCCATAGACGCTGGCTGTTTGGTCTTGTTTGCCATTACAAGGTCATGGAGTTCTTGCACTGACTTGGGCGACCACTCCTTGCTGACGGCATCATCGATGCCATAGAGTTCGTCGAAGTACATCAGCATGACTAGCCCATCAAGACTGTCCAGACCGATGTCTTGAAAGACGTCGTCCATCGACTCTGCGATGGTTACCTTGGCGTGTGCTGGTCGCGCCACCTTTGCCACATAGTTAAAAATTTCAATGAAGTTCATGTTGCCGTGTCCTCTGCGGGTTGATTGACTGCTCCGACTACGGCTTGCGCCCAGTCATACCAGTTCTCGTATATGTAGGGGCCGGGGATACCCTCGTTCTCAAAAACGTCGATAGCCTTGAGTCCAGCCGCCCACTTTTGCCACTCCTCTTCGGGAGTGTTTATTGATAGCTGTTGCGCCGCATACGCCTCGCACATAAGACTCGACCAAGAGTTCCATGTGTGGTATCGAGGGTCGTATACAACAGCAAGCGCCATATTAGTTTCCGAAAGGTCTGACGTCGCCAAGCGTCACGCTCAACAACACCTTTCCCATTTGGTAATTACCTCCGCTCACGTTGCTTCTAAAACGCAAACGAATTTCACGCCGTTGTTGGCGCATATCAATCTTGCCTGTGTCTGGGTCAAACGGGTACTCTTGAGAGGATACGTCTGACGATTGGGCATACGGACGACCTGTGACCTGCAAGGTCATCTCGCCCTCTTGAACGAAGTCAGGCTCGACACGCTCTAAGTTGACCCAGTAGTTCTCGCCTACGGGCGCGGTCTGCGCTGGGCCTCCCGCCACAAAGCCCAAGTCACTGGTTTGGAAGAAACTGTCAATAGCGTTAGAGGACTCAAAAATGACCTCGTCAGTGCCAATTTCGTGTTGCCATAGGGTAACCCTGCCTGCGGTCGTATTGAACGAGACAGGGACGGTTGCAGAGGCTGTAGCAGGCTTATTCAGCGTGACGGTAAAGAAGTTGGGTGTTGCACTTGGTGCAATAGCAATCACAAGCGAGATATTGGTGATGCCTGCGCCAATAACTTGCTGGCCCAAAAGCACCAAGTTGGTGTTTGGGATTTCAATGTTGGCGCTACCGTTCACCGTGGTGGCGGTGGTGGAGAACACCTCGGTCAACTCGCTCTTGGTTGCGCCAGCGTTGATGGGGAAGCGGAACACTGTCGAGAAGAACCCAGCGGTACGGTACGCGCCCAAAGCGCCGCCAGCGTCATACCAACAATCTTCTCGGATGTTGTAGATGATGCAGTCGTTGCACTCTTCAGACTCACCAGAAGGGTAGAACCACCAGATTTCGCCAAAGCGAGGAACCTTGTTGGCATACACCTTCTGGCGCTGGTTGTAGTTCAGGTTGTCAAAAAAATAGTTCTGATTGAACGTGTTCTTGATTTCCTTGACCACACCGTTGTACAGCAAGAAACGGTCAACACCAATCCAGTAGTAGATGCCGTCGTACTCAATCACGCACTGACTGGACAGGATAGAAGACTGGCTAGAGATGATGTCATAGCGCCAGTAAAACGTCTGAGGAGAGCCTGCGACCGTCACCGTGGTGGGTGTGTAGCTGACGCGAATCAGTGAATCCAAAGCCCAGAACAAGCCCGAAGGAGCGTTCGAGCCGCCACGCACTGGAAGACCTTTGACAATCTTGGTTGACGATACGTTGGTCTCGTTGGCGTCCGCGCCGTTCCAATTGAATGGGTTGCCTGCAACGCAGTTCTTGATGAGACCGTTGTCACCATAGACGAAGACGTAGGGGTGAAGCACCACCACGCCACCAGAGACTTCAATCAAGTCGCCTGTTGGCGATGAGCCTGCGGTGTCAGCCAGAGGAGCCATGTTGGTTCCGCTGATGTCACCAGCAAACACAATCGTGTTCACGATGGCGTCAATCTGAGCAAGGTTTTGACCAGCGTGGGCCAACAGCAATTGGTTGTTGCTTCCCTGCGAATCAAACATGGAGTCAAACTGCCACAAGTTCAAATCGCTTGGGATGAAGGAGCCATTGACGGTCGCAACAAGGACAGAAAAGCCTGAGCCAGTTCCGCCAATGCTTGCCGCTGGGGCGCTCAAGACGTCGCCCACGTTGTAGTAGTTGCCACCGTTGGTGATGGTGACCCCTGTCACAGCGTTACCAGCAACGACGATGGTGGCTATTGCGCCAGAGCCTGTGCCGCCAGTCAATGCTACAGCAGTGTAGGTTCCGTTGGTGTAGCCAGCACCACCCGTAATCGCGCCCCGCGTCAGAATTTTGGAGCCAAAGTTTATTTGGCTAATGCCAGAGCCAACACCGTTGTTGTCGACGTTGAGAACTTCAAGACCATTGTTGTAACCGTTGAAAACTTGGTTGTTGCCGTCTACGGAGTTGACGTACAGCCCGCGAGAGTAACCCTTGGCGTCACTGGTGATGGCGCGATAGCCACCAATTTTGCGAGGACGCCCACGTTGAAAACGCACCCAAAGTGCGTCTGTGTAGAAGTTCATATCGAAAATCGTGCCGTCCCGCTGGACACCGGGCAACGTGTCGATAGTAAAAACCTTCTTGACCATTAGAACGCTCCGCCAGAGATGCCACCTGTGAAGTTGCCTGTTCCAACAATTGCCAACCCAGTCGCTGAAAGCGTGGAGCGCAACACACCCAAAATAGCGATGTTGAACTCGCCTGAAGCGGCTCGATACACACCAGTCGAGGTCTCGCTGGCAAAGTTCAAAGCAGGCGAAGAGACTGTGCCGTTAATCAGCGAGATGGCAGTAGAACCAGCCAGCACCGTGTTGGCGTTCACCAAGTTGACGGAGTCGCAAATCAGCGTGGATTGCTGGTTAGAGCCAATCGTAGCGGTTGAGCCACCCGTGTTTGTGGTCAAGGTAATGGTGAAGTTGGACGCACCACCCACGGTAGCGTTTTGAACGTAGTACACCTGCACCGTCGGAGGGACGATGATGGTGACGTTGCCCGACAGGGTTCCTGTGTATTTCTGCACCACGTTTGACGCCTCTGCGGCGGTCAAGGTAACGGTTCCAGTGGTGACCGCCTTGGTAAGTTGGGTGAAAGCAAACTGTGTGTTTTTGCCCAAGCCAACGGTGTAGAACGTCGTGCCAGAGCAAACAATGATTGCTGAGTCGGTAGGTTGAAAAATTAAGGAGGCAGAACCGTTGATGGTATTGCCACCAGTTCCTGACACAGTCAACGCACCAGTACCGCCATTACGCAAAAACATAAACCAGTTGTCGCCAAGTGTGGCGGCAGAATCCAGCGTCAAAGTACCCGCACCGCCTGTCCACACATAAGTGCTTGAGCGGTCAGAGGTCAATGCGGTGTAATTTGAGGAGAAGTTGGTTACTGGCTGGGATTGGTTCAGGGTCTGACCGATGGCAATTAAACCATAGCCAGCTAGGGTCGCGGCGTCTGCACCAGAGGAGCCAATACCAAAAGCGATGATGCCCCAAGTACCTGCGGTCGTGGCGTTGGTGACGATGTAGATGTACTGGGCTTGCCCTGCGGCAATCGTCACAATGGTGTTTGCGCCTGTGTAGTCTTTGACCGT